GATATGGCTTACCGCCTCCTTCACCATTTGCTCAAGCATCGGACGCACATCATCGCCCGTCACGCACTTCTGTAATACCACAGACAGGGAAGCCAGTTTTTCTTCAAACGTTTGTGCCTGCGCGGCTATTTTCCCCTCAAATGTGCGCTGTAAATCCGCCAGCACTGCGGAAAATTCTTCACCCAGCGCACGGATAATGGACAGTTCACGTTCATTCATTTTTTCAGAATCCCCCTGAACATCGCCTTCACCGCATCATGCTCTGTTTCAGTGATTGCCTTATTACCGTCAGAGGCAGCGACCGCCTGAGGCACGGAAGCTGTTTTACCGGACGACGCGAACGGATCTTCACGGGCATCACGGCGGGACAACGCTTCCAGACTGTAGTTCTGCTGCTGAAGATACAGTGCATCTCCGCCGGCCAGGGGCGACAGGTTCTCCCGTTTACGGGCCTCATTGGGCGTGAGAAGCGTATTTTTCACCGCATCCCCCAGCGTTTTCATGCGCCGCTCACTGTCCATTCTCAGCAGCGTGGTGACATCAAATTCCGTACTCTCGTTTTCCCCCGTTTCCAGCGCCTCATCCAGTAACAGTTCAATGGACTCAATCAGCGTCTGCAGGCACTGGGAATAATACTGCTGCTCCAGCGCCTCCACGTTGTCACTGGAAGGCGGTTGTCCCACGCCAATCTTGTAGGCCGGGACACGGAACACCGAACAGACAATTTCAGCGGTCATCTTCAGTTGTTCCACCGTCTGCGCATCCACCGGTGAAAACGTCGTGGGGTTGTATTTTGCCCCGTTGCTCAGAATGGCCGTTTTCCCCGCATTTTCGCCTGTATACCCGCTGTCCCAGTTGCTCTTCAGTTTTTTCGCATTTTCTTCCGTAATACTGCCGGGGATCTCAATCACCCCGGACGGCCTGCCGCCATTTCTGAAAAAAGACGTCGAATTTTCCTGAATATGATGCCCCTGCGTTGCCGCCAGCCCGGCGGCATACACCGGCGGCAACCCTATAAGCGGATGAAAAAAACAGTTAAACCGGTCGTGGATCACTTCCCGGGCAGGCACCGTCACCGCCTCAGTGATCCCGCAGTTCCGGTCCGGCGTGATGCGGTAGAACACCTCGCCGTCATCCGCCACCAGAGGTTCAACCCGGTTCCAGTCCAGAATACGCAGTTCTTTGATCTGCCCCCGGGCATTACGGATTTTCAGCACCACCGTATTGCCGTGACGCAGTTTGGCGTTCAGCCACAGTTCAAAAAACTGAATGCGGTTCTGCTGCGCATTGGGGCGACGACAGAGGCGGGCAATATCCCCCCGGCGCGTTTCCCTGCGTATCCCCTGCGCATCCGTCTGCATAAGACGCAGCCGCATTTTGGCGATATCCTGGGATATCAGCGAAATACATGCAAACACCGCATGAAAGGAGAGGACGGCTTCAGGATCGGCTTTCACGCCCTGCTGCCAGGCGCCGGAAAAGGGCTCAGCCACCGCCTGAAACAGGCTGGTCCAGCCCGCCTCTCTTACGTCACGTCCTGATTTCTGGTTTTTTCGGGTTCGCCGTAAAAGGTTCCACATTCGCCATGCTCCGCATCACGTTTCTTTTTCTGACCTGCCGGACGTCGCACCGTGATGTACTCCGCCTTTCCCAGGCGAACCAGCACCTCCGCACACGGCTGTGCCACATCACGGATATCCCCGGCCCGGGCATCATGCGTGCCCTGCAGATATCGGATCTTTGCCATAACCTGTTACGGGAGGCACACGCCTCCCGTCCTCCTTATCAGACTCAGCCGCCGGACGCACTGCCATAGTTCACTCCGGTGATCACCGCCACCGCCGCGGTACGGCGACGACGCCAGTTGATCCAGCGCTCCGCACGGATGGCCACGCTGCCTGTCTGGAACATGGAAACCAGCTCCACCGGCGACGGCGTGGTACTGTCGCCGGTCGGCTCAGACTGCATTTCCAGTGATGCCTCGCGGGACATATCCACTGCCACGCCGCCGTCATCCGCCAGATAAATATCCGGGGCATTCACCAGCACCAGCTGGTCACCCACGTACTGGGAGACAATCACCGGCAGCCCCTGGAAGGAGCCACCCAGCAGGGTCATGTCCGGGTATTCTTTCTGACCCAGCGCATTTTTACGCATGGACAGCGCCAGAGCATTGGTGCTGGACATCAGCCAGACCGCACCGGTGGGCTGCAGGTTTGCTGCAACAAACTGTCCAAACGCCGCCTCTGCATCCGCATCCGGGTTACCGCTTGAGGCCGTGCCCTTCACATCATGGGTGATGGACGCCGGGGAGACATCTGCCACCGCCGCTTTTTTCGGGTCCACAAAGTCTGTATCCAGACGCGCCACCACCGCTTCCGCCAGCGCATTACGGACCAGTGCATCAGCAGCCGGACTGGAAAAACGGATCAATTCTTCCGTCAGTACCGCAATGGCCGACACCTTCGCATGACTGAAGGTGATGGATTCAAAATCAAACTTCGTCAGGGGTTTTGCCTTACCCTCCCCCACCCAGCCGGCAGCACCGCCCGACACCTGGGCGTGCACACGGATATTGAACGGCACCTGACGAAGTGCAGGGATCCCGCCCTGACCAAATCGCCCGATAATGGTCTGAGGACGCAGGTAATCAATAAAGTCCTGTGCGTATTCCTGATATTCAGACAGGCTGCCTGCCCACTGCGGATCCGTGGTGGTCCCCGCGCCCACTGCCGATTTCAGGACATGATGCAGACGACTGTCATCCGGATACTGACGACGGGCCACTTCCAGGGCTTCAGAGCGGACACCTTTAGCCGCAGCCAGCGATTTGGCAAAACGTGCGAAACCAATCCCCTTATCCAGTTTCTGCTCCACACGGATCACCGGCGCAGAAGCCACCGCGGCCACATTCCCGTTACCGGCCTGTTTCACCGGCTGCGCCGTGGCGGCCTTACCGGCTTCCAGTTCACGCAGGCGCTTCAGGTGCGCATCCACCTGACGTATTTCCGCTGCGGTGTTGTCGTAATGCTCTTCCTCCTCCACATCCAGCGTGCGCCCTTCCTCTGCGGCTTTGGTCATGACCTCCTCAAGGGAGGCTGCCAGTGCTGCACGCTTGTTTTCAAAACTTTTAATCTGTTCGCCAATATTCATTATGGTCTTTTCCTTATGAAAAACGGTTGTTGACTGTGCCGCAGCGCCGGCAGAAGATGCGATTTTCACCACCGGTTTCCGGTTGCCGGACGCGGCAGAAAACTGGCGGTCGTAAGATTTAATGGTCCGGATGGTGCATTCCGCATTCGCGGGCACGGTGACGGCAGACACCTCCATCAGCTCCCAGCGCAGAAAATGCAGTCCGCCTCCGTCCAGAAAGGTGTATTCATGAGGACGGAAGCCCACGGACAGCCCCCTGACCAGCCCGGTCTTAATGGCCGCCCAGGCCTCATCCAGCCTGGCAGCCAGTTGCGATGGCATATCCGGCACGGGCTTCGCCAGTGTTGCCGTGATTTCCAGCCCTTCGCTGACCCGGCGCACCGTACACTGCCCCACCGGGCGGGAATGGTCATGCTGCCAGAGAAACGGGATCGCACTGCCAAACTCCGCGCCCTCCGGCTCCAGGATGTCACCATCCCGATCCGGAGAAGGCGTTGACGCAATCCCGGTGATCACCCGCTCATCCTCACTGAAGGATTTCACCGTCAGCAGGGAGCAGGCCCGTTTAAGAGTCACATCAGCCTCCTGAAAATAAAAAAACCGCCGCAGCGGTCCATGATGGTTACAGGGTGAACAGGGTTATATGAAAAAAACCGCATATTCTTTCTTTTTCGGCTCCGGATTCAGGGACATCAGGGATACCGCATTGAAGAGCGCCATCAGCGGGTCAATTTTCCCCCGTCCGCTGGCCTGTTTGGTAATAAGGATGGCGTTACCTTTCGGCTCCACCCGGGCATTGCCAACGCACCAGGCCATCAGTGGCTGACCACCATGCACCAGTACTCCCTCAGCCAGTTTGCGCTCGGTGGTTTTTATGGCCCCGCCCAGCTTCCAGCCCTGGCTTATCCCCACAACAATTCCGTCGGGGATCCCGGCTTCCGCCAGTGAATCCAGAATCTGCCCCACACCTGACGGGTCAATACCGATATGCTCCAGTAACTCAGCCTCATGAATACGACGCACATACTCCGCCACTTCCGCCGTGTCATCCCCGACCCGACGGACAATCGTCATGTCTCCACAGGCCACAAAATCCTGAAACCGGGATGCCTCACTCTTCCGTCTGACCACCGCGGTTTCATGCGCCCAGGCATGGCCCCAGCCCAGCCATTCGCGGGTTTCCCTGTCACGGCCAATCACGTACATTCCCAGCAGATCATCCAGGCCCCCGCCGTCAATCCCCACCGTCACCACATCAGCGCGCTGCAGGATATCGTCCAGGCTGACGCGCCTGCCCTGCTGCTCCCAGAAATCCGCACCCGTCCAGCGGTCAGAACGCAGGGCAAGACCAATTTCCACATTGGCATGTTTTGACATGAAGCCACGAAATGCTTCCTCACCAGCCTCCCGGGCTTTACGGTACTCCCGGTACAGAAAAGCCTCATCCACCGAATAACCGAGATTCGGATTGACCATGGCGAGGTTTTCCATCAGCAGGTGAGCCCCGCTTTCCACCATTTCAGGAGGGTGTTCAAATATCACCGGCAGAAAGTGCGGATCATGAATTTTGCCGTCACGGACATCCCGGGCGTACTGCAGTTTCTGTCTGAACACCCCGGCTGGCGGCTCATTCGACTGGGTGGTCGTATACACCACAAACCCTTCCGGGCGGGAGGCAAGGCCGCCTATGGCTTCACGTAACATGTCCTCCGCTTTGTACTGCTTGCCAAATAACCACAGTTCATCAATCAGCGTCCCCACGGACTTGATACCGGATACCGTATTCGGGTCGGCAGCCACCACCTTAAGGGTGGTGTCCGTCACCCTGTGGGTGATGGTCCGGATATGTGTCTGCACCTGGCAGAGGTCATCCAGATCATCGTCCCGTCGTACCATATCCCGCGCAGGATTAAAGGCGTTAGCCGCCACCTCCACGGTCGGGGCCAGAATGGTGTAGCCCGCCGCCTGCCGCCAGTTCAGTAACAGCGCCGTCATCATGATCCCGGCAGCCAGCGTGGACTTGCTGTTTTTCTTGGGGATAAGGATAAAAACTTCCTTGATATGGCGTACACCGGTCTGCGCATCGTAGGAGCCAAACAGGGCCGCCACCAGGTCAAACACCCACTGTGCGCAGGACTCCCCGAACGTCGGGCTGCCCGGTGCATCCACAATCCGCAGTTGTTTAAAAATCGCCAGGGCATGTGCGGCCTGCTCCGGATAAATCGGAGCCGGAATAATCGACAGCCCCTTTTTCAGGCGCTCTGCCCAGTCCGGGCAGGCCGTGCTCCACACAGGTATCATCCGTTGCCCTCATTATCATTATTCACCACCAGTCGGGGTGGTGGTGGCACCGCAAAACGGTTAGCCGCTTTTTTCGCCGCGTCACCTTTTGCCGATTTTTTACCGGCATCCCCTTTTTTGTGGTGCGTGAACTGCGCCAGCTTATAAGCCGCATCCAGCGCCAGCCTGGGGTCGGTATTAATGTTCTCCACCAGAAGACGCCCCATCGCTTTCACCGGATCGGGAAGACCGTCCTCCATATACTCAATACCAGGAGATATCACCACGGGCGGTGGCATCTCCGGATTTGTTTCGTCCGGCTGTGGTATTGCAGCCGCCTCACGGCGACGGGGTTTATCCTCCTGCTCTGATTTTTTCTGCCGGTAAACAGGAACCTCATCCACCTCCACCGTCTCGCACTGTTTACGGGCTATAAACGCAAGCACCTCCGGATCTTTTGCCAGCTGCGAGCCTTTAACCCTGGCTGTCTTCGCCGAATAACCGGCGGCAATGGCTGACGCTGTTTTGTTTTTCCCGGACATGAGCGCCAGCGCAAATTTTCGTTTTTGCGTTGTCAGCACAGCCTCCTCCCGGGTCCAGAACGCACTCAGCCGGGTATGGTTCAGCCCATTTTTCCCGGCGTCTCATGCCGCAAATGTTAACTGCTGCCTGGTTAACATTTGCTGAAAAAGCCTGTTAACATTTTTTCCACGCAACAAACTGAATAATAAAGATAAAAACCGCAAAAATGCCCGGACAGCCAGTTAACATGTTAACTGCCCTGAAACGGGAATTTTTTCTCTGCGTGAGAGGGGGCGCGGTGTCCGGAGCGATCGTTTTTTACGCCGAATGATACCCCCCCGGTCGGGTTACAGTCCGATGATGTCGTCCGCTCTGCCACTACCTCCGGACACCTCCGGCAGCGTCGGGTCCGGCATACCACCCGCCGCTTCACGAGCAGACTTTTGTCGATGGCATTCGGTACAGAGCGTCCAGAGATTCGTCTCCTCATTACCACCACCGAACTGAAGTGCAATTCGGTGATCGAGTTCACTGTCACAGAGGTCAACCACACGACCACAGAGACAGCACTGCCCGGCATCCCTGAGCCAGATATGACGCTTGAGGGAAACACGTGCACTGCCACTGACACGACGCTGTTCACCCTTCAGAATATTCACCCGTCGGGTATTCAGTGTTTTGATTCTGCTCTGGAGTGTACGAAGCTCAGCCATGTAAAATCCCCGTCATATGGCAATCAGTAAAGGAAATAAATATGTCATCGAAAAACCGGACCCGCAGAACCACAACCCGCAATATCCGTTTCCCCAATCACATGATTGAACAGATCAACATCGCCCTTGAGCATAAAGGGTCCGGTAACTTTTCAGCGTGGGTTATTGAGGCCTGCAGGAGAAGGCTGGCAACAGATGCAACGCATCTGCGTCCGGCCAGCATGACAAATAACGAGAAATGAACGTTCGGTTACAGGAGCTGGTACCCACTGTCCTCCAACAATATTTCATCTTCATACCCGGCGGAACAAGACTTACCCAGCCGGGATGTACAGAATAACAACAGAGTGATAATTAATTTCTGATGAAATAATCAGGGTGCAGAAGGACTAAAGATAAACGTTTTCTTCACGCCTTTACGCGGCCTGTCCTTCTCAAATCGCCATTTTGCCATCGCCTTTACAACCTGCTCATCAAACAGATGGTGCGGCTCTGAACGGATAAACTCAATTCGGGTGACAGTACCATCAGCACCAATATCAAACTTCACATCAACCCGTCCCTTTATATAATTTGCCGCTGCATAGGCCGGATATTGTGGTAATGCCTTAACCAACTGTCGGGGCATATCTGTTTTATGTTGCGTACAGCCCATAACCAGAGAAGACAACAAAATAATTAACGGAAGATTTCTTTTCATTTTCATTCCCTGCACAGATAAGAATAAGTCTTATTCTAACAATGCCACCCTGTCGGCCATCAATCCTCTGCTTAATGGCAACGACAATTATCCGACTTAAATCACAAATCAGACACATGACATAACAGGTCTTGTGAGGTAACACATCGTCAGGTTTCTTCCACCATCGCACCGGACCAGCGACCATGAGAGGACAACGCCGCGCTCCGTTAACGCGGTAAACCCCGGTGTGTATCGTTTTTGATTATCCCCGCACACTCGCGCAGAGGAGTCTCCCTGTCGGGCTGCGGTCTCTGTTAATACGGGAATACGGCGACAATACCGCGCATGGATAATAAGGTCGCTCAACACACTGGCTGTAATGCAGCCGATACCATACGGCATTTAGCGGCATTCATCGTACACTCAACGGTTAGCTCTTCATTCGTGGCATTCACCTGAAAGGTCCGGGAGTGTAATTGCGTACATTTACCACTGAACGAACCTTCAACAAGAACACGACCACGCTGCAAAATACGGAACGGAATTGTTCCCTGAAAAGGCTTTACGGTTACCAGTAATTTCTTCATGCATTCTCCGGATAACAAAAATACTAGTTAATACACTGAGTGCGGATATATTCCTGAAGCATTCTCAATGCAGCCTGGTCGCTGATGATTCCGTCTCTGATACCGAGAACGTTTCGTCCAGCAACCGGAGAGAGTTCGACGGCGGCATCATTGCCCACGCCGGAGGTGCCGGTGGCTTCACGCACGGTACCGGAGCAGGTGGCGTTGATCCGCAGGCGCTTACGACCAGCGGCAACATCAGCACGCAGAGTTTCATTTTCAGCTCTCGCATCGGCTAATTCCCTCGAGTATTTTGCATCGAGCGCAGCAACATCGCGCTGGCGCACCTGCATATCAGTAATGGTTGCGTTTGCCTGCTCCAGCTCTCTGGCTTTTTTATCGCGCTGCGCTTTGTAG